TTACAATCGATTAAATTCAAGGAAATCCCACCGCATATGCCTATTCATGTCGTTCCACGGTTTTGAATCCCACGCACGATCATCCCCATACATGCGCTGATAAAGCCAAGCACCATTCCTCAACTCGTACACCGCATTTTGAACCGGCACCCCAAGATAATTCGGGCTTTCCCTTGCATTGAGTGATTTATTTCTGAAAATAAACCCAAAATCGAGCCACGACTGTTGCTTTCGAACCGTCGTTAGAACGCCGGGGAAATTTCCCTGCATAATTTCAATTCGAGTCGGACTAACACTTGTCACCACCTGAATGTGCTGTTGATTGAATTCCGCAAATAGATCACCCGGCTTAAGATCCGATAACGCGACCGGCAGGCTGTTCCGAACAACGTCCTTTGCACCTGCACGAAAAGCCACATCTAGCGCAAATCCAGTAGGTGTTGGGGGATTCCCCCCCTCCAAGTCAAACACCTCTTCCACATTCTTAAATGTCCGCGACTCAGTTTTAATTTTTATCGGAAGCTTATTTTTCGAAGCAAACTCAATCAATATCTCAAAGGCGAAATCATCGCAGGAAAATCGGCCACTTGCCCCTTTTCTCGACTGAATTTCACGCGCCAAACCGGGTGCAGCCGCGTGATACTTGTCAATCCAACTTTGGTCCCAAAGCCGCTCATGCACCCAGTAAAATTTGTATTGCAATGTGACCGGATTGGTATCGCTTACCGGCGTCAAAATTGTCGAACCGAGCTCCATCCTATTTCCCTTCAATAGCAATCGACAACGAAACCTTCTTCGCACCGTTCGATCCGGCGAGCTGCGTTTTACCCGTGGCCCCCGTTGTTCCGACGATATCCTGCTCGCCGTCAACTTGCAATCGATAGCGCAGACCTTCAACGGGAGTGCCGTCGCTGTTGATAATTCGGAAATGCTGGTCATGCGTCATCACGTTCGCGCTTTGGGCTGACCAGGACGCGCCGCTTCCAACCGCCTCCGATTGCGACTCGAAGGACATGAAACGGTCCTCTTGCGACGCAATCAACGTAGGCGGCGGATCGCACTTACATATGCACAAGTCGCCATCTAAGAGTGCTTCCTTACCCATCATGCTCATAGGCCAGTACGGAGGAACCTTCTGGGCGTGCCCCTCCGAGTTACACGCGGGACAGTGGATGCGCGCGCCATCGTAAGACACCGGAACCCCATCATGCGTGTTGTTCGGTACACCATCCAGCACTGTTCCGCCTGCCGTGGTTTTGTCGCCCACCCGAATGAAGTAGCGTCTCACGCAAGGTTCTCCCTTTGCTCGAAGTTCACAAACATCCAATCGCCTGATTCGGGATCGTAGATCGCCCCTTGGCTCATTGCGCGATTTCGCACATCATGAATGGACACAATGGGTGGGATGCGACTCAATGCCTCGTCCTCTGCATCTGCGATTTGCTCCGCAGTCCATGTGCGCATGTCGTCCAGCGTGTCTGAGAACTTCGGGAGGCCAGCTCGTGCGTAAGCGTCATTGATTTCCTCAACAACATTGTCGGAGAAGACGATGCTGAAGTGCTCCCACATCTTCGGCGGCACATTGAACGAATCACTGGTGAACACCATCAATGGATGACCACGCTCATCGACAACTAGACGATCATCGTCAGCCGCGTAAGCGTAGTTGATGGATATGTTCAGGCCGCCGTTCTGCTCCATGAACGTGCGCGTATCGACATGCTGAAAATCGATCGGCCAAAAATGGTCGCCATTGATGATGCCGCGCGAACCCATCACCGCATCCAATGGGCTTAGGTATGTGGATATGAGACGTTCGCCGTGCGCCTTCTGGCAAAGCATCTGCATATTGTCACAATAGTTTGAACCAGCGAGTACCGATGGCGCATCTATCGGCTTGTGCACCATCGCATATACGGGTAGCGAGGTATGGAGAAAATACGGACATTCAGCGTGTTCGGTGTCGCTCATCTGTTTTGCCTACGATGCCACGTCGAAACGACACTCTTAACAAAATCGCCGACCGAAGTCCACTATCCTGACAAACTTTGACACTTGTTGATTTTTATTTTTAAGATAAAACCTATAAACCTTGCAATTATTTCAGTGCACGAAACGCAGCACTACCATGATTACGGTATTGAAAACTGCGATCAGCGCGGAGACCAGCGCGATAATGATGGCCCGTTGCCCATTCTCGCGGTTCGTCGCTTGCTCATGCCGCTCCGCATATAGCCGTTCCTCATCCTTCTCGTACACCTCGCGCAGCACATAGTCGCGGTTCGCCTGATCCAGCCGTTCGATACTCTTTTCGAGATCGGACAGGCGGCGGTTCACTTCCTCGTGCACCGCGGACTGGTGTGCGGTGATGTTGTCGAGGTCGTGCCGCTTGAGTTCCTTGAGGTTCGCGAGGCCCGTAACGACCTCGAAGCGCAACGTGTTGATCTTAGAATCGAACAGCTTTTCGATTTGGTCGATGTACTCGCGCACTGACTCGGCCGTCGGATGCTGATTCGGTGCCATGGCACCCCCTCTGCGGCTCTACGTGCCGCTGGTGAGGTGCGGCACATTGGTTCCCTTGACCTGCGGAGCCGGGTTGCCAAACGCTTGCGTGAAGGCCGTGCTCATCGCCTCGCTTTTCAGCTCGCTGCCTTTGCTGCTCCCAAAGTAGAAGGACACGACCTGCGTTGCATTCGCCGCAACGTAGCCGATGACGGTGCCGATGAACCCCGACACCATCCCCACCACGGCAGCGTTCGTGACAGGCAGCGCACCCGTCAGGAGCGCATACGCGCCCCACAGCGCGCCGAAGCACACGCCCGCGAACGTGGCGAGCACCGCGACCCCGAGCCAGAACACGCGTTCATTGGCAGCGTTCGCGCGCCGCGCGTCCTGCGCATCGGCGAGATACGCCTGTTCCTCTTGCATGGCGAGCTGCGCGAGCGCTTCACGATCCTTGAACCCGAGTTCGGCCATCTTCGCGGCGTAGTCGTGATCTGCCCTGCGCAGCGCGGCGAGCTGTTCCGGCGTCGCGCCCGAGAGCGCAGCCGCGACAGCATCCTGCCTAGAGTCAATCGACTGATCCTGTTTTGGCGTCAGCCCGAACACCTGTTCGAGCGCTGCGACCGCACCGCCGAGCAGCGGCGTACCGGCGACAGTCGCGATCGTCGGTGCGACGCGCTCAAGCACGGTCAATACGTCACCCCAGGCCATTTGCGCCCCCGTGATTCAGTGCGAGAAGAAACAGCCGTTTGAACCAACCGAGGCCGTTACCGGGAAAGATCGGCGAGTGCGTGTAGCGGATGCCGCGCGACGCCATGAACAGCGCGACATGTTCGGCATCCGCGCTCTGCGCCGCAGCGAGCGTCACCGGGCCGATCACGCCGTCGGCAGTGACGCCGAGCGCCTGCTGTAGCGTCATCTTGGCAGCGCCGACACCCTGATTCACTGCGCAGTCGAACACGAATAGCGCGAGCGGCCACGGCATCCGGTCGCACGCGGCCTGTTGCCAGTAGTCGGCTTCGAACAGCGCTTTCGACTCGTCGAGCGTCAGGTTTTCGATATCGAGGTTCGGGTACGCTGCCGCACTGATGCCGTACTTCGTCCCCTTGAACACGCCGACGCCGACCTTGCCGCCCGTCCAGTTACCCGGATCGTTCTGATCGGTTGAAAAGCCGCCTTCGATGCCGACGACGAGCGCGAATGCCTGATCGAACATTTCCATCACACACCCCCATCACGTTTGCAGCCAGCTAAACAACGTGCCCGCGCATGCATTGCCGTTCGCAGAAATCTGGATACCGACGTTGCCGGGCGTCGTGAGCCATGCCGTCCGCGATGCCGACCAAACCTGAATGAAGTTCTGCCCGTCCGACGAGATCGCAATCTTCAGGTTCGTGCCGTCGTCGCTCGCCTTGATCCAGCACTCAGGGGAATACATGTTCCCGGTGAGCTGCGTGCTGTTCCACGTGGTCGTGTTCGTGAAGTACATGATCAGCAGTTGCGGGCCGCGCGGCGAACCCGTGACCGATGTAGATACGACGATCAGCTTGCCGGTGCCGCTGTCGTACCAAATCCAGCCGACAGACGGGTCGCCGGTAATGCCGCATCCACGCATGCGCGTGGTGATGTTGTACGGCGTCGAGGGCGCGGCTTTGTACCATGCGTGAACGCCGCTCGAACCGGTGTCATTCATGCTCAGGACGCCGGTGCTCTGCTGCGTGAGCGTGCTCGTCGAAACGTTCAGTCCGGTGAAGCCAGCGGCGGGGGGCGGGGGCGTGTCGTAGGTGCCGAACGGCGGGATCGACGTTGCAGCCGTATCCGATACGCCGTACAGGCAAACGATAGTCCCGGCGAGGAACGATTCACTGCTCGCGAGGCTGACCACCATCGACGTGATTGCCGACGTGCTGTTGTATGCGATGGCACCTTGCGCGCCCTTCGTGCTCGAAATGCCGTTCGAGACTGCGAACGAGCCGCGAAAACTGCCGACTTTGTCAAACGTCGTGCCAGCATATTCGTCCAGCGTAAGCTCGATCACGCCGACCAGACCAGCCGTCGTCCCGTTCTGAACAAGGTCGCCGAAATATGCGCTCGACGTGTTGTTAGATACGCCGTACACGCTGTTACCGCCTGCGCCTGTGTATTGATGCAGCACAGAATTATGGTTCGCCGAATCGCCGTTGAACTGAATCGAGCATGCCGTCGAGCTGGTGCCGCTACCGGTCGTGCGGCCGTAGATTTTCAGGATCAGCCGCGAGTAGGCTTGCGAGATCGAAGAAAACGTGATCGTGGATTGGTTCGACGCCAACACCTGCCGACTGATCGGAACGAGTGAGCCGCTACCGCCGCCGCCCGCCGCGCCCCATGCGGGCACGCCCGACACGACCGTCAACACTTGCCCGCTCGTCCCGATGCCGAGCCGCGTAGGCGTGCCGCCGCTGCCGCCCGTGATGATGTCGCCCAGCGTCGTCATCGGGTTAGTCATGCCACCACCGCCGCCGCCCGACGATGCGCCGCGCAGCGTGAACCAGTTTGTGCCGTCGGTGTACGCCGTGACGCCGGTATTCTGCGCGAGCGCGAGCGTGCCATTCAGCACGTTGTCGAGGTTCGCGCCGCTCGGCACAGTGAGCGTCATCGTGCCGCTGCCGATGTTCGCGAAATCGACGAACCAGCCTTTCGGGAAGTTGCCCGACGTGCCCGTGGCGGTCGGCAGCGCCTGCGAGACTGCGCTCGACGAATTCATGACGACGCATTGGCCGCGATCGCCGGTCACGATCGTGTGCGCTGCCGTGTAGACGGTCGGAATCAGGTTTGCGCGCAGCGTGCCCGTGGTCGTGATATCGGAACCGCTCGCCGTTTCAATGCCGCCGGTCGCTGCAACGTCAGTCACGGTGCCGCTTGCAAGTCCGGTCGGCGAGAAGCTGCGAAGGTCGGTATAGCTGGTCACGGTCGTGGTGCCCGCGACGATCGTGTAGAGCGAGATTTTCCCGGCAGGCACGCCCGACGTGTTGACGCTGACAGCGCCCGTCGAGTTATCGGCGTAGACGTAATTGGTCGTGCTCGCAGTGAGCGAGACAGTGCCGTTCGCGATCGCGTTCGATCCGTACTGCCCGCCGTAGTAACCCCACGTCAGGCCCGAGCATGCGCTCGCGTGGCGGCCCCAAAGCATGCCGGGCGATGCCGCATCGAACAGCGCATTGGCGACGCTTTCCTTGTTCGCCGAGTTGACCGCGATGGTATCGAGTAGCGTCGTGCTGTTGGACATGACTACCTCACAATGCTAGTCGTTGCGGCGTACCCGAGCACGCCCTGATCACCGTTTTGCGCGACCGAGAAATTGATCGTGTTGCCTGTCGTGAATCCGTCTGCGGTAATCTGCGCGGTGGTATACGTGTACGCGGGCACCGTGGGCGCATTGAATGGGCCAGTCACGACGACAGTTCGAACTACAGTCGTGCCGTTCAAGATTTGAAGTTGATAGGATTCGCTCGATTCGTCGAGCGGCACATCGGTGCCGTCGAGCCATCCCGCACTGACGCGCGCGCGGCGCAGCCACGACAGCGAGATATCCGATACGCTCGCCGCGCTGCCGGGGTTCGCCTTGAACAGCGCAGGCGACAGCGGTTTAACGCGGCCGTTCGTGATCTTCTGCGACACGATCGGATTCGACAGCGTGTAGAAAATGTTCAGCAATTGATACTCGAAATACAGCGTGTTCCCGATATCGGTCGTCAGGATCGATTCATTGATCAGCTTCGTCGAATCGAGGAACACGAAGCGCTCGCCCGATGCGTGCATGCTCATGGCCCACTCAGTCCCGGCCCGGCCTCGCAGCAGGCCCGAAAGTTGATAGGTGTCCGCCGTGAGCTGCGTTGCGTTGCGGAACACGATCAGCTCGCCGCCCAGGTACGCGTAATTCACGCCCGAGAGGAACGTCGCGTAACCCACACTGCTGAGAGCGCCTTGGTAAAGCTGCACTGTGACCGTGCTCAACTCGTCGGGCTGATTGCCGCCCAAGAAGTGCGGCAGCGCGGTCGTGGATATGCCGATCGTTGCCGCAAGTGCATCGTTCGTCAGTGTGCTGTACGAGGTGCCGTCGCGCGAGACCTCGATCGAGATGCCCGGCCATGACGACGCGTAGCCGCACGCAGCCAGATAGAGGCCCGGCGACGTGTCAGCGTCACGCAGCGGCGGCACGTCGAGCACTGCAAGTACGCTCGGCCCGCTGTAGTCGATCGTCTGTTTCGTGAAGCCTGCGGGCGACGCGCCGCGCGCATTGAACTGCGACAGGTTCGGGTAAATCTGCGCGTATTCAAGTTCAGCATCCCATTGCAGCACGCCCGCGCCGTCATACGCGCAGCGCGTCAGCCGGACAGTGTGCTGATAGCCGTTCTGATCGACGATCCCAACCACGTCGGTCGGCTCGTAGGCGAGATAGGCGAGCGTGGTGGTGAACTGGAATTTCTTCAGGCCGAGCCACTGCGCCCACATGATCGCCTGCGCGCGCGTCAGCGCATCGCCGTCATCGAACACGATCGGCGAGTTCACCACGGCGTCTTGGTTCGACTGCGTAAGCGAGCGGAACGCGCGCTGATTCATGTCGAGGTAGTCGTTATTTTTGCCCTTGTAATTGAACGTCAGCGAGCGCGGCGCGGCTTGCTCGAACTCGTTCGCCTGCTGGATCGGGTCATGCACGAACGAGCCGGTGTGATCGCGCGCCGCGCCGAGATCGGCCCACGGGATGACAACTGCAGACGCACTGCCGCGCTTCACGAAGCGCAGCACCCCGCCGCTGTCCACAGCATCGAAGAAAAACGCATCCATCAGCGGCTTGATCGCGTCGCGCGCGCTGCTGTAGGTCGTCACCGCATAGCCGTACACGATATCGGTGAGCTGCGATGCGTCGTACTGCGACGGCGACAGGCCCGCGCGGTTGCAAATGTCCGCGACGATCTGCGACAGCAGCATGCCGTTACTCGCGGTCACACCCGTGACGAGCGCGCCGAGCGAGACCGTCGAACCCATGAAGCCCGGTTGACCGCCGCCCGTCGTGAACATAAACAGGTTCGGCCCGATCACTGCGCACGATCCGGGATTGAACGGCAGTTGACCCAACGTCGTCCATGTGTTCTGCGACGGCCGAAACAACACCCACGACAGCCCGCCCGCGACCTGAACGTAAATGTGGTCATCGTCGCCGATCGCGCCGCACGCGATCGTGTTTCCGATACTGGTCCGATAATTCCACGAGTTCACAGCCGCGAGCGTCAGCGCGTCGAACTGGTAAATCGAATAGACATTCGCAGGGTTCGCGCCCGCGCCTACGCTGTTGGTGGCCGCGTAGAGATAGCTATTCGAGCAGCCGATGATTTGCCAGCAACCCGTGAGCGTGCTCGTTGCTTGCAGGTTGCCGGTGATCGAGTCCACGCGGTAAATCGGGTAGCCGGAAGTGTAAGTCGAGGTCAGGTAGATGCTCTGATTCTTGACACACATGTTATTGCCGACGCCCGCGATGCCGCCCGACGTGGATGCAAAGCCGGGGCAATTGTGGAACTGCCCGCCCGTGTCCCAATACCCGCTGTTATCGACGGCGATCGCCACGTCCGCGTTTCCGGGGCGCACCTGAAACCCATAGTTCGGGTTCGCGCTCGGCCACGACAGGAAAGGCTTCACGCCGTAGGCGGTCATGTCATCGATCACAAGCCCGGTGCCAGAGTTCAGATAGGCGAATGCCTTGGCACCCTGCGCGGTGATGTACGGCGCGATGTATGCGCCGTTCTGGCCGGGAAACGGCGTCCACGTCTCGATCACCGACGAGTAATAGGTGTTCGTGCCGAGCGTCGTCATCTCGAACTCAAAAGTCGGGATCACGTTCCCATAAGGCAGCAGGTTCAAGCCGTTGAACACGACATAGGCGAGGCCGCGATGCGCAGGCACATTGCCGACTCCGAGATACGACTCCATTGTCGGGTCAGGAAGCTGCGTCTCGTCACCGTAATACACGGTGAAGTTCGACACCATCGACTCCGAGCCGCTGATCGCTTGAAAGTTCGACGGGTTCGAAATGTCATAGATCAGCTTGTGATTCGCCCAAATCCGCTTGACGGCGGTGATCGGGCCTGCACACAGACCGATCGCCATCGAGATTTGCGCAGCCTGCACAGGCGCCTTTTTCTTGTCCTGCTCGGTGACCGTGACCGGGCTGCACCAAATCACGTTGCCGCTTACGCGAAAAGTTGCGTAGATCGTCGGAATCCATTGACCGTATGCGCTGTTCTGCACGGTGAGGTCGTGCATGGCGGGCGGCTTCGGCGGGAACAGCAGACCGCCGACGAGACCGCCAGCCATCCAGCCGATCTGCGCACCCATAGGCCCGCCGAGCACGCCACCGACGACAGCACCTGCGGCGGAAAGGACGAGCTGCATTTAGACGACTCCCGGCACGCTGTACGCGCGAAAGATCAGCGAGCGCATGAAATCGTCGAGACGATGCTCGACCACTTCGCGATTCGGTGCGTAGGCGTGGATGATGTGGTCGCGGTCGGCCATGATCGCGATGTGGGTCGGTTTGCCGTTCCACGCGAACAGCAGCACGTCAGCAGCGTCGGCCTGCTCGATCGGGATGCGCAGCATGTTCGCGTCGCAATAGGCCATAAGTGCTGGCCCCATGCGCAGCCTGTAACCACTTACGTCGAACTGCGTCAGATCGAAGTGCTTCGCGACGCAGACCACCAGTCCGCCACAATCGACGCCGACGCCCTTGAGCCGACCCTGTGCCTTGAACGGCGTATGCATCCACGTGCGGGCCTCTGCGACAAAATCTGTGCGCGTCACCATCACGACACCTGCGGACGGATCACCATGTCGATGCCCGGAATGTACGGCTCGCCACGGAAGTGAATCACGTTGTTCCAGCGCGCTTTGCACGTGCCGAATTGCTTGTCGCAGCCTGCGGTGATCTGATAAGTATCACCGCCTTGAATCGCATACTCCATCGGCAATGCGAGCGTGACGACGCCCGGCGCGAACTGTCTGACCTCCATCGCGTAACCCGCATTCAGGCCGGTCAACCATTTGACCTTGCCGTATGCGAAAAAGCCGATGGTGTAGCTGTAGCTGATGAACACCATTTGCCCGGCCTGCGAACCGTTGAAGGTATACAGACCGCCTGCCGTGACGCTGTACTGACTGCCACCAGGACTGCCCGATACCTGGGTGTAGACATTCCCCTGAATGTCAGTGACCGACGCATTGCTCGCATATGCGCCGCCGTCAGGCGGGATGACCTGAATCTGGAATGGCGTCGTGGTCGGCACGATCTGCCCGCGCGTGTCGGTGTACGCCGAGACAGGCCCGGTCTGCGTGAGCGTCGAATCGTTCCACGTCGTCAGTGGCGCAAGCGTAGACACCGCCTGCACGCTGCCCGTGAACGTCAGCGGCGCGAGGTTGATCGTGCATTTCGAATCGCCAAAGGTCGCGCGACAGGTTGGTTGGAAGTGATCGCCATAACCCTGCTGCATGATCTGCGTCGTGCCGCGCAACTCCGCTTGATAGCGGCCGTTCAGAATCTTGACCTGCCCCAGAATCCCTGACGCGATCGGCACGGTGCCCTGCGCGAGATTCATGAAATTGCACAGCGAGATCGTGACGAGCGCCGAATTCCACAGGCCCGCGTCGAGGTCGTATTGCGTAATGCTCGCGCTGTCGAACACGGATTGCACTTCGAGATTCGACACGCTCATGTCGCTCGGCGTGTCGATCGCGCTCGACGTGTACGCCGCCGACTGATATGTATACCCGCCGACCGTGAGCGGCGCGTCATGATCGGTGAACGTGAACACCGCGCCATCGGTGCGCGCGATCTTCCATAGTGTCGCGATCGTGCGCACGTCTCCTTGGAGGTGCGCGAGCAGGGCCGGGCTGATCGTCCTCATAGCCTGATCTCGACGATCTTCAGCGACTGGAAGCTATACAGCCCGCCCGCGTCAAACACGGGTTCGAATGCATCCGTCGCAAAGCGGCACGGCGTATCGAATTGGCCGGTCCACGTCAGCGCGTCGGATGCCTGCGGGTACATCGCTGCGACACCGCCCGAGCCGCCCGTGAGACCGGTCGTGTTCGCCGCGATGGTGATGTTCGTCCCGCTGACGTTCACGATCGACCACGCCGCGCTATTGATCGCGGTGCCGATCGTGCCCGAGACGCCCGTGACATAGATCAGCCTGCCTGCGACTGCACCAGTCGGCACGGTCGCCACCGCGAGCACGCATTGCGTCGCCGCACTCGCGCTGCTGATCGTGCTGCTGCTGTCAGCGCTGAACGTCGCAAGGCCCGTCGTCGTGTCGAGACTCGCGCCCACTGCGGTAGCGCCGTTGCGCTTGATCGTCACGCTGCCGGGGTACGGCTTCTGGATCACGCGATAGTCGGCCAGCGGCGACGCCACATATTGCTTGTACATCTGATAGACCGGCACGCCAGAGCCGACGCCGAGCGGCGCGGTGCCCGTAGGCAGCGACGACAGGGGCAAGCCAAAGATGCCGCTACCCTCGTCGGTGTAGTCGGTGAAATCGCGAAAGCGAAAGCCGTAGGCTTGCCCCTTGCAGACCCGGAAGAAGTTGCGCAGGGTTTGCAGCGCGTACAGGTTGCCCGCGACGCCTTCGGCACGCTCGATGTTCTGCAAATCCCACTGACCGCGCCCGTACTGCCACAGGCTGTTACGCGACTCGCGCCCGCTCGTCGAGCCGATCACGATCGTCGAATAGTTCACGCCGCCGAGCGCCCATCGGGCGAGATCATCGGGAAAGCGCGGCGCTTCGAGAAAGGGCGTGGTCATCCGTTTCTCCGAGCCGCCCGACCGAGCGCCGACGCGGCGAGCGTCGCAATCTGCGTCTGGGTGCGCAGATCGGTGGCTTGCCCGAGCTGGAAGTGATTCGTGACGACGACAGACCCGCTGCTCGCCCGGTTGTATCGGGCCGGAATGATTGCCTCACCCTTATGCACCATGGCGAGCTGTGTTTCGGGCACGTAGCCCGTGCCCTGCGCATACATCGGAATGCCCGCGCCGATGCCGCCGAGTCCGGCAGGCAGCGACATTCCCGCGCCGCTCGTCGCGGCTGCGGTCACGTCGGGGATGCCTGTGCCCGCCAGAGAAAACCCATAACTGTTCGTGCCGCCACCGAACAGCCCGCCGAGCATGTCGCCAAAGCCACCGCCGCCACTGCCGCCGCCGGGCGCAATCAGGTTCGCGACGGTCATCGTGGCGACGGTCGCGGTCGGGATGTTCGCCGCGCCGGTCTGCATCGTCGCGACGGTCATGCTGTTACTGGTGATGCCGGTCAACGGCGCGCCGCCCGCGCCGCCAAGGCCCTTGAATACGCCACTTGCGCCGAGCGCCGCCGCGCCGCTGCCGGTCACGCTGCCCGCACCGATGGTCGTGTTGACGCCGGTATTGCCGAAGATGCGCGACGTGAGCGACTGCAACCAGCCACCGCCCTCAGTGCCACCGCCGAACAGGTTTTCGGTAAGACCCTTCGCCATGATCCGGCTGATTTGCCGGTCCAGGTCGTTGAAGAAGTCCATGAAAATCTTGTGCAGTGATTCGTGACCTTCGGCGATGTGCTCGAACATGGTCGAGATCGAATCGTCAACCGCTTGCGTGGCTTCGACCTGATACTTCATCTGGTCTTGCACGCCCTTCGCCGCCAGCTCGGTCAATTTGGTTTGATGCTCGGCTTCGGCTTCTTCGATCGACGCATTGATACGCGCCAGCTCGACAGGCTTGTTGTGAGCCAGCTCGATCTCGCGCGACAGCTCGTCACGCACAAGCGCAAAGCGTTCGTTTTCGAGATCGGTTTCGGACTGCAATTGCTGACGCACACTGAGCTGCCCGAGCGCCACGCGTTCGTCGAGAATCGCCTTTTCCTGCGCGATGGTTTGCTGCCCGACGTTCACGCCTTTCTGCAAGGCGATGCGCTGCAACTGGTCATTCTGATCACGCAGCGCGAGCGTGTATTCACGTGCATTGCGGATCGACGAGTCAGCGAGCTTTTGATCGAGCACGGCGAGCTGACCATCGACCGTGATCATTTTCGCCTTGAGCTGCAAAGCCTCGTTCGCGTCCTTCGGCCTGATCGCTTCGAGCGTCGCCCTCTCAGCTTGCTTCGCGACGATCTCGCCTTGCAGGCCGCGCCGCTCGATCGCTTCGCGCTGCTCGTAATACTGGCGCAGGTCGATCTCGCCCGAGCGATAGGCGTCCTGATTCGCGCGCGCTTCCTCCTGCAAAACTTCTTTGAGATAGGCGAGCTTCGCAGCCGCTTCGGCCGCAGCGACTGCGGCCTCACCGCGCGCACTGCTGCTGCCGCCGCCGCGATGCACGACGCCGAAGTCGGGGCGATGACCGCCGCCTTCGTGCTCGCCCTCCGTTTTATGCTCGGCGTGCCAGATACGATCGTAGGTCTTGAGGAAACCTTCGCCTTCGCTGCGCGCTTTGTTCCAGCCGTCTGCCACGTCGCGCGCAGCCTCGCTGAAATTGCCTTTCCCGAAATCGTTCGCAGCACGCGCGATGCCATTCAGGAGATCAGTGAACTGATTCAGCGCGGTCACTGCGCCGATCACGATCGTAACGACGCCTTTGATGCCTTCGCCGAGTGCGTTCATTACTTCCTTCGCGCCCGTGCCGTTTTTGATCATGTCATCAAGCGACTGGACAACCGCGTCGAACGCCACCGCGAGCTGACCTTTGAAAGTCATGCTTGCTGCTGATGCGTCCGCCTCGAGGATGTTGATGTGCTGACCGAGCCGCGCCATTGCTTCCACGGTTTCGGTATCAATCACCGCGCCCGCCTCTTGCGCGTGCTGGCTGAGTTCGTCGAATCCTTCCGCGCCGCGATCGAGCAGCGGCACCATTTGCAGGCCACCGCGCCCGAACAGCTCCATTGCGAGCGCCGCTTTGTTCGCACCGTCCGCGTGCGCTTTGAACGCTTCGGCAACGCGGCGCGTCGCCTCGTCAAGCGACATGCCCTTGATCTCATCGGCTCTGATGCCGACGAGCGCGAGGGCTTCTGCGGCTTGCTTCGCGCCGCCCTGTGCCTCAGCCAAGCGACGGGACAGCAGCCCCATCGATCGGGTCATTTCGTCAGCGGTCAAACCCGTTGCGCGGCCAACGTAGTCGAGTTTTTGCAGCTCGCCGATCGCGACGCCGGTTTCCTGCGACGCGTGTTCGAGTGCTTCGCCATATTCACCGATCGATTTGACCTGCTCGATGGCCCAATCGCCAACAGCTCCCGCAATCGCGACCTCGCCGATCGTCGTCGCGAACTTCGAAAAGGCGTTCAAGCGGCCTTCGATCTTTTCGAGATGCTCCTGCATCTCAGTCGCAGACTCGCGCGCGTGATGCGCCATTTCCCTGAAGTTTTCAGAGACGCGCTCCGACACACGTTCGGAGCGCACGCGCAGCGCTTCGAGCGCAGCCTGCATCCGGTTCGACGTTTCCTCGGTCACGTCGGCGAGCGTGACTTCGGCATCGGTTGCCTGCTTGGTGTCGGCGCGAACTTTGACGTCGATTTGATCGTCAGCCATTTACGACGACTCCTTCAGGCGGGGACTGCATCAAGGCCGCGATAAGCGACTCCTGATCAATCGAGCTGCGCCGCTTGTAGCCGAAGAAGTTGGCGATCATCATGTGCACGGGCGGCGCTGATTCCCATGCGCGTTGAATCGCGTTCCAGCGAGGCACGGTCATGCACTCGTCGATGTATTCCCACGACCAACCGAACGCGAGCGCTAGGTCGTTGTAGATGCCGTGCCAGTCGATTCCCCCACATGCGTCGCCTCGCCGTTCGCCTTGGCCTTGCGCTCGAAACCGGATACGCCGAGCAGCGCAAACATCGCCGCTTGCGCGTTCGCCACATCGAGCACTTCGAGGAGTTGATCGTGAGAAACGTCGGGGTAATTGCGCTGGATGCTCGCGAGGATCACCGACACGAAAGCGGCTCGCGTGTTCGCATCCGAGACGAACGAACCGCCCTTGTTGACGACGGCGATCTCGTCGGCCAGGTCTTGCAACATGCGGAAATTGAGCGGCGGAATCACATACGTGTCCGCCCCGAGCGTGACGCTTACCCCCTTGATGAGTTCGGCCATCGTCGCCCCCTTACTGGCTCGTACCGATCTGCATCACGCGGTTCTGCGCGTCCGCGAACGCCGTGTAATCCATTTGCGGGATCACGAAGTCGTCGAGCTTCGTTTGAATCGCGAGCTTCGACGCCACAGCATTGAACAGGTGCGCGGTCACAGAGCTACCCTGATAAGGCAGGTACACGTCGAGCGCGAAGGTCGGCGTGTAGCCCAAAGGCTGACTCGTCACCAGCAGATCGGGCGCGGTGGTGCTCGTACCCGTGTATTGGAAGTTGATGAATACGCGCTTGCCGTCGTCAGCAGCGGCGAAGGTGTACACGCCGGCACTGACCGAGTATTGGCCGCTCGCGGGGGTACTCGCCACGACCTGCATCGGATTGCCGTTGGTGTCGAGCACACCGAGATCGGCGGCCCAGGTGCCCGAGCCGGGCACGGTCGGCGTGATCGTATAGGGGCCAGTCATCGGGATCAACGAGCCGGTCGTATCGAGCACGTCGGCGAAAATGCCCGTCGTCATCGATTGACCAAAGAACAGCGACGCCCACGCGCGCCCGTTGATCTGCGCATTCTTGATGTTGCCGCTGATCTTGGCCGTACCGCGGCCGACCGCGACCGGGAACTGCAACGTGCCGTAGAGTTCCTTGGTCGAAAAATCAATGTCGATGGAAATTTCCTGTGCGACGCCGAAGCGAACAGGCGTCGGGTTACTGACGGGATTCCCCACCGCGTCAGTAAGCGGCGTGCCCCACATGGCACCCGCGCCGAAAAGGGTTTGCATGTTGTCGCTCCTCAAATGAAAAAAGGGCGACCTGTTAAGGCCACCCTTCGAGGCGATGGAAATTTCTCAGTCGAACTCAGCCGGTCACGTACACCTGCACGGGCACGATTGCGACCGACTGATCCTGCAACGTGCCTTCCACGATCAACACCTCGCCTTCGATCCACGCATGCTCGACAAGCCCGCCGAGCGTTTGGACATTCATCGGATCACCGGGCGACGGTTCGAGCGCCGCGTCGATCGCATCAAGAATCTGATTCATCAATTGCGACGGCACCGACGCGGAATCACCCGCCTGCACGTACACGACGAGATCGACCGACAGCCAGTACTTTTTCGGCAGGCCGCGCCGTTCGTGCTGGATGCGCTCGGACTTCTCGACTTGGAACACGGCGGGCTGCTCGACCGGCGGCACCTGCGACGCGAGCTGGAAGCGCCGCGCGATCGTGACCGCGTAGGATGCGACAGCAGCCTGCACAAGCGCGAACAACGCCGCATAGATCGGTTCGCGCTGGATGCTCATCACGTACCTTTCATCGCGCCTACTGCGGCGCGCTGCAAGTCATCGAGGATGGTTTGCCGCATGTCGGCAAGGCTGCTGCGCATGTACGAGTGCGCCGGGATCGGGATAGAATGCGGCTTGGTGCGCGGCAGGTTCGGCAGCAGCGCCGCCGCACGATTCGAGATGAATTCATAGCCGCCAGCGGTCGGCAGGTAGGCCGTGCCGCCCGGATGCCTGATCGTGCCGCCGTATTCGAGAATCCGCGCATACGGCACATTCGGGCCGATCGTGCCCGTGATCGCGTTCGCATCCTCGATGATCGGTCCCAGCGTGACCGAAGCCGCGAGCGTGCCCGTGCGGCGCTTCAATACCTGGCCCGCCAGTTTCTGCGTGACGATGTGCCGTTGCAGTTTGATCAGGTCGTCATAGATCGCCGTGCGCAGCGCAGCGCGTAGCCTGTCGGGCATCGCGCGGAAATGCGCGATCACCGCCTGATCGCCGCGAACCTCGCTTTCGAAGATCACAGCGGCACCACACGCTTGTATTGACCGAGAATCACGGCCTGAGCAGGCGACAGCGCGGCATCGTCATAACCGATATGCTGACCGCCTACGCTCGTCGCGCCCATCAGGCCGACGTGATCACGCTGGCGATAGCGCAAGCCGACAAGTTCATTACAGCACTGCACCAGATCGGCGGGCATCGCGACATAGCCTGCTGTATAGATCAGTTCGACGTTCGCGACTCCGGCCCAGAAGTAGTAGCCCTGTAGCTTGATGCGCGTCGCGCTGAACACGTAACCGACACCGGGGTAGCCGGGATCGCCCGGCTGCGGTGCAGGCGGGATGACCAGCGAGCCGATCATCACCTTCGAGATCGCCGTCACCGGGTAGTGCGCGAAGCTCATGCCGGTCGTGCCCTTGCCGTCGCGAATCTCCGTGAACTGCTGCGGCACAAACTCACGGTCGCAGTAGGTTTCCATGTACTGACTCGCCGCCGTGATGAGACTCGACAGCAGCGCGTCGTCGCTCGTCGTCGTAATCTTCAACCAGCGCTTGACGCTATCCAGCGTCGTGAGGTCATTCGCGGCCATGATGCCCCTCACCTACTGCGACACGCCCTTGCCGTCCAACCATGCAGGATTGAGGCCAGCGTCATCGTGTAGCGTCAGACCGTGTGCCTGCGCCTCTGCAACGAATTCTTCTTCGACCTCGACGAACCCCTTCCTGATCTCGCGCGCAATGCCAGCGATCGAGATCGACGTGAGCCAGTCGGGCGCTTTCATTCGAACCAGTGCCATGTCCGTCTCCGCAATAGAAAAGCGCCGCCCGTTGCGGGGCGGCGCTGTCGCACGCGATCAGCCGTTGCCGATGTTGTTCAGCACACCCATCGCGAAGGGGGCATACACCGCGAGCACTTCTTCGGCATACACGCCCATCTCGTAGGCACGCGTTTTCAGCGGCCAGTCGATCTCGTAGTAGTCGCGATGCAAGTGCACTTCCGCGACCTGCGGCACTTCGTTGTTCTGGTATTGCATCGGCAGGTTCTGCGTCCAGAACAGAATCGTGCCCGGCGGCAGCGTCGGGTGGATCAGAATCGGCACCTTGTAGCCGCCGTTCGCCGCGAACGGATTGAAATACGCTTCGATCGAGCCACCCGCAAAAATCGCATACGGCTCGCGCGATTGCGTGTTGAATCGCAGCAGCGGCCCGCTCGTCGAGTTCAGAACCTTCGCGAGAATGTTCTGGTACTCCTGAGCGTTGACATAGATCAGGTCCGGCGAAACGCGGTACAGATCCCACATCGAGCGGAACGCGGTATCCATCTCGTTGATCGAGCCACGGCTCGATGCGGTGAGATACACACCCGTGCCCGCCGTACCCGTGCCGAACGTGTTCACATACGCACCGTTCGTCGGATTCAGCGCCCACGACAGCAGGCCGTCGAAGCCGAGCGAGTTTTGCGAACAGTCCGCCGTGATCGCGCTGGCGTTCTGGTTGCTGGTCGAAAGGCTCGTCAGCTTCACGCTGTTGATCGTCGTGATGGCCTGGAGCGTTTCATTACCGGTCGTGCCGACGTACCATGCATAGGCCACCGCCCCCGCCACGGGCGCAACGCTCGCGCTGATCGTGCTGGTGCTGCCGCTGAGCGCGCCCGTGCTCGTCGCTGCAGACTTGTTCGAGCTGCCCGAGTTCAGCGTGAACGTCTGGCCGTCCGCACCGCTAATCGTCGAGCTGGTCGGCACGCCGGACGCCGAGACGGCCGCAACCCGATAGGCCGTATAAGCGAGCGCGACGACGATCACGTTATACGTACCAGCGCCGACCGTACCGCCCGTGCCCGTGCTCGATACGGTCGGCGCGGCGGGCGTGCCGAGCGCGATCGACAAATTCGAGCCGAGAATGGCATCTTCTTCCTTCATCATCATCTTCTGAAGGAGACGGATAGCAGCGGTCGCGCGCACGTCCTCGAACTCGCGGCCCGCGCTTTCGGCTTCGAAGGTCACGCTTTCTTCTTCGCCGAGCGTCGCGTAGGCCGCAAGCGCGTTGACGGCGCTGTAGCTCATGCGACCCGCGCGCTGACCCTCGGGCACGAAGCCAATCGAGTCGAAGCCCGAACCCTGAATCGCGCGAATCACCTTCCAGCGCGTTGCCGTATCGCCTCGACCCTGCACACGCGGCAGCGAGTTCCGAATCGGCGTGAGAACGGGGTAGAGATTCTTGGCCGGGGCTTGCAGGTCATACGAGACGAGACCGGTTGCGGTAGTAACCGTGTTCGCCTTGTTGAGCGGCACGCCCATGTCGGCCGCAAGCGCGGCTTTGACCAGCGCTTGCAGTTCCTGCATGTTGAGCGAACCCATTTTTGTGGCTCCCAAAAAGAAAGCCGCGCCTACGGGGCGCGGCGCGGCCTGAGAAACAGAAGCGGGTTAGGGGTGGGTCATTTGCTCGCGATAGGCCCGTTCGGGCGAATAGCGCGCGCACCGTATTTGTGGATGAACTTCACCATCGGGATAGGATCGCCATCGACCTGCGCCTTGGCTGCGCGTTCGAGTTCGGCTTCCAAGTCGGCGTCCGTCACGTTCTGGTTGACGGTCATGTCAGCGGCCTTCGTCATGGCCTTGAGCACGCCCTTGGTCGGCGCGGGCATCGCTTCGAGTTCCTTGATGCGCGCATGGGCTTTCGCGAGCGACACGACGAGCTGCGCGGCTTTCTCCATCGCGCTATCGCCTTCGATGGGTTCGAGACCTGCGGCCTTGCACAGCTCATCGACGCCAGCGGCAAGCGCGAAATCGTCATCGATCTGGCCGGCGTCGTCATCACCGTCCACCTTCGAGCACGCCGCGCCGGCCTTCACCAGCGCATCGTGTGCGTCTTGCAGGAACCCTTGATCCGATGCGCTATTGCGCCGCCCGACCTTCGCGAGCGCATCCGCCGCAGCGGTCTTTGCGGCAGCGGCGGTGTCGCCGCTGTCATCGCCCGGCTTATCGTCGGCACCATCGGTCGCGCCGCCCTTGTCGTCGACGGCGCCCTCAATGGTGTCACCCTCATCGGTTTTCTGTACGGCGGTCGCCGTCGCCGGGTCATCGTGCTTGTCCTGGCTGAACTCGCGTTTTTGCAAATCGGTCATGGCGATGCGCAGCAGCTCGCGCGGATCAAGCTTGCCCTGATCGAGCAGCGATGCGAGCTGACCGACCGCTTCGATTGCTTCGGTCGCGGCCGTGAACTTGCGGACTTCTTCGCTTCCGTCCGACTTCACCACCTTGAACGTCGCGGACGGAATGCACGGATAATCGACGAGGGAACCTTCGGCGGGAATCGCCTCGTAACGACGGTGCCCCTGATCGTCCCAAGTCTTGCCATACTTGCCGCCGATCGAGAAACCCGTGTACACGCCCTCGAGTACCTTGTTCCATTCGGTATCGTCGACCACCTTCGCAACGGCTTCGATACGCTTCGCTTCATCGTCGAACTGCAAATCGGTGAACTTGCCTGCCGCGACCTTGCCGTGCATTGCGCGCAAGTTGCCGACCGACTTGCCATCCGTCGCCTTCGCAATGTCGGACGACCACGCCTGAAAGTGCGGCTTGCTCGACGCGTAGTCGAGCACTTCGCCCGAGCGGTCGAGTTCTTCGGCTGCGAGCGTGCCGTAGACGAGCCGTTTTTCAACGTCCACCTTCGTGAGCGGAACAAACAGATTCATGCTCATGATTCGTCCTCGTCATTCGCATAGGTTGTGCCGACAATCACGCAGCGGCAGTTGGGGTGAGCGGGCGGCGCGTCGTCGCCACTCGGAAACGCCTGATCGAGTGGAATATCGCCAGCGGCCTCATTGGCCTGACAGACTTCTTCCACCTTGTCGTCCTGCGCGGTAGACCAGCCCTTTTTCTCGACACGACCGTCCTCCCGCCACGCATCGACGGTGCCGTTCGAATTCGCGAGCCGGGTTTCGGTACGGGCGATCATGTTTGCGCGCTCGTAACCAAATGCCGCGTTATCGACGATCTGATCGGTGAACTGTTCGGCGGACCAGCCTTCGAGCAGCGCGTCCTGCGTGAGCGATCGGATGGCCTCGCGCGTCGCATCGTCGATACGCCAACGCGCATCAGGATTCGGCACCAGCTCGCCGTCCACGCGCTTCATGCCGACCATCTCGGCGGCACGCGCGTCGGCCCAATCGACAGCGGCGCTGTTCACCACGTCAAAATTGACTGCACTACGGGCCTCATCGCCGGACAGACCATCGCGAACCTCGCCGATCTGGATCACCGCAGCCGAACGCGCACCGCGATAGGTGCGTTCGATCGGATCGAAAATTTCATCGGGTAGCGTCTCGAACGACGACCAGTCAAGGTCGTCGGTGAGTTCGTCGGCGGCAGCAGCGGCGGTCGCTTCGTCGAACGATTGGCCCGCGTCGGGGCTGTCATCGTCATCGGAGCGCGCGGCCTTATACACCTTCGCGCGCAGCGCTTCGAGCTTCGGCGCGGCCTGCCGCGCCAGCGTATGCGCCTGTTCGGTGAGAAAGCGCTGCATGATTCGCTTCACGCGTGCGCGCTGAACCGTGACCTCTCGGCGCTCCGGATCAGGCATCACCAGCCGGATCACGCGGTCTTTTTTTTTTCGATTCGCACGGCCTTCTCGGTCGTGTTATCGCTATCGTCACCACGCCGGGGCGCGCGCCCGCCGCCGTCGTCCTCGTCGGGCTTCAATCCCTGGACACCCTGCGGGCGCGGCAGCACCTGATCGGCTTCGGATGTGTCGAGCGGTTCAAGGCCCAAATCTTCGCGAACCTCGTTCGGAATCTTGACCTGATTCATCAGGTAGATTTGATCGATCTGCGCCTGTTGCAGCGGATCGACCGCGACGTTTTCATTCCACACGAATTCGAGATCAGGCGCTTTCCAGTAGCGTGCAATCACGCCGTCGATCATCAACTTCAGCCACTTCTTCAGCGCGGCCTGACCTTCGGCGATCGACTGCTCACGCGCGGTCTGCGCGGTCGCGCGATTCTGCTGTTTGATGAACGGCGTCGGCTCGACGCTGAATGTGTAGCAGACGACGCGGGCCAGCCATTCGTCGAACTCATCTTTCAGGCCCGGCTCGCGCGTCTCGATGTAATGCCCGCCGCCCGGCATGAATCGGGTTTTGCGCCGCTCGGCAGTGTTACCCGACAGCAGCTCGTCCCAATACTCTTGAAACTGCCTGATCTGCTCGCTGTTCCACGTGTCGGGCAGACCGACAATCGAATCGGGAATCGAGCCTTCTGTGTAGTATTGCAACGTCGCGAGATTGCGGCGGATACCGGTGTTGACCGTCACGACGATCTGCTCGACTGGCGAATAGCCATATGCCTTCCAAGAGCGCCGATTGCGCGGCCGGTAGATCAGTTCGTCGTAGGTGTAATCGACGACAGGCAGACCCTTGATGATCTGCTGGTAGGCCGGATCGGGCGGCATCGGAATCCGCCCCTGCACGTCGTACAGCGGTTTGATCGTCGCGCCGTCCATGATCTCCAGCGCGTAGAGCTGCCCGCCGCGCGTGAGGCGCGGCAGCACGCATGGCGCGTCAATCACGAACAGGTCATCGATGACCATGCGCACCCAATCGGACCACGTATTGACGCGATCGGGGTACATCAAGAATTGCGTGATCTCGTCGCAGCGCTTGTCCGGCGTCGTGTTTTGATCGCGATAGCGCACCTGCCAGTCGAGCTGGTCGAGCTGATCCTTGCGCGTCTCGATCACGATGCGCAGCAAATCCCAAGTGTCGGCCAGCATGCGCAGCGTGCCGAAGTCGATCAACTCGTCGGCGCGCGGCGTGAAGCGCTGGTTATAGCCGACCGGGTAATCGTATCGGCGGCCCCATGCTTGGTCCTGCGCGACCGGCTGAATCGGGTTCAGCGGCCCCATGAAGTTCTCAGGCCCGACGCCCGTGATCACGGTATTGACGGGGTGCGCGACGCCTGCCTGCGTCGCGCCCTGCGGGGTCTGCACACCTTGCGGCGCGCGCCCCGTGACAACGTAGCGCAGCGCTTGCGCAGCACGCGTGATCACGCCGGGAGCGAGCGGCGACACCTTCGCGCCCTTCGTGTCAGGCATTTAAGCACCTCGCTAAGACACGCCCATTGGGCAGGGGTTTATCCCAACTTCCAGACCACGCCCATTGGGCGCAGGTTGGTGCCCCAGCCGATCCGGCTAAATTACGAAGGAGACCGAAAAATGTTCGAATACAGAATCAGCGTTGCGCTCGACCGGGATAACTCCGGCCGCCCGGCACACGTGTTCACAACCGAATGGATGGGGCGCGACAAGTTCGAGATCGCACAGCGCGAGATCGTCGCGAATTTCCTGCCGATGTACGGCTATCGCATCACGATCCACAAGCGCGACCCGCGCATGTGGGTCGGCACGCCCGCTGAGTTCGCGGCGGCCGACGATCAGTGATGGTCACGACACACAGGGGAACACCATGAACATGGAAGCACTCAACGGCATCGTGTCCGGCATCGCCACGATCGCCGTTCTGTCTGCGCTGTACTTCGCGCCGTCGATCGTCGCCTACAAGGCAGACCATCGCGACCTGCGCGCTATCTTCACCACTAACCTGCTGCTCGGGTGGTCCGGCATCGGTTGGGTCGTCGCGCTGATCTGGGCGCAGAAGCGGAGCTGATCATGCGTGAATACGACGAAGTAGCAACCGCCATGCTCGCGAACTACCGCGCGTGGCTGGTGCAGACCGGCAAGCCGCGCACGATGGACGCCGCACGCGAGTTCGTGAAGCTCGATCCGATCCTCGCCGACGAATCGGCAATCGTGTGCGACAACATCGCACACAGTCTTTACCGCCTCTCCGGGCGCATGGAGTAAGTCATGACCAAGCATCACGCACACAGCGAGTATTTCCGCGACGGCCTCGTTGTGTCGCCGTCCGGCGCTGAGCTACGCGCGATCCGCCTCAGCCTCAGTCTGACTCAACCTGAAGCAGCGAAGGTCGTGCACGTTGATACGCGCACGTGGCAGAAGTGGGAAGGCGACGAGCGCGGCATGCATCCGGCCTACCTTGAGCTTTTCCTGATCAAGACGGGGGCCTGACGTGAAACTGATCATCGGGGTCGCACTGATCCTTGCCCTTGCTATCAGCATCGGCTACGTCGTGCGCGCGGTCATCCTGCCAGCCGCGGAAGTGGTGAGCACAACCCTGCACAATGCGACGCTCGACAATCGCGGGCTGCACGAATAGCACGCACAGCTCCCATAAGACATGAGGCCCGCCATCGAGCGGGCCATTTCATTGGTTCTTCGCAAATTACTGGGAACGCGAGGAAGACTGTCGGTGTTCGGCCAACAAGAGTCCATCGATCGGCCAGATTAAGCGACAGTCATGCGACGGCTTTCAACTTTAAAACGGTCATTCAGAATTAGGCAGGCAGAGTAACGGTGCCAAGAGCGCTCTCCGTCGTCTCCAGGATTCTGCTCGCGACGTGCTTGGCCGGCGGAAGAGCATAATACGGGTGTCCTCGCTCTCCTCGAAGAAGAAAACATGCCTGTAATAAGAATCGCTTCTGGTGATGACGACCCAGAATCCCCCGACCCAGCTGCCGCGGTAATGGCTCACATGCTCGCGAGGGCATCCGGGGCGGTCACGCAGATTCCGGCGACGGGGAAAATTGCCAAGCCTGAAAAGACGCGCCCGGGAAATCCAAATCAGCTGACAGTCAAACAGCATGTGTTCCCCGTGCGCAGCATGCTCCCGTTTGTCGATAAGAAGGGGCAGGTGTGTGTGTTCGACATGGTTAGGGGCAAGCAACGTTCCGCCAAGCCGAAGAACGAGATATTTTGCGCACTACGCGCATGGGATCAGCAGACGGAATTGGCCATGAAGCTAATCGAGGACAAGTTTCAGGAGGTCGTTCAGCCGATCATCACCGGCAAGGTCAACACGGTAGCCGCGGAGCAGAAGCCTGCCATCGATTCCATGCTTGCACTTTGGTCTACGCGTACATACTGCCGCCGACTAGATACGCAGGAAATTCAGTTAACCGGGGTTCCTGGCCACGACCTTACGAAGGAGCAAGAGGAAAATCTGGAGAAGAACGGTTACAAGTTCGTGAGAATGGGGGGGAAGATGCCCGCTCGGCAACTCAACGGGTTAGAGATCCAATTACGTGTAGGTCATTGCGTCCGCGCATATGCTACTGCACTCAAGGGATGGGGAGTCGTGCAAGCGCAATCCGGCGAATTCATTGTGCCGGACATCCCGTTGTCTGCGATCATCCCATTGTCGCCGAAACTTGCCCTTGTAGCGTCCGCGGATGGGACTATCTTCGAACAAAACGTGGTCGCGATAAACAACGCGCTTAGGGCGGGCTGCAGCGAATATTATTTCGCGCATGATTTGTCGAAATGTCAGTTTTCTGGGTGATTAAGCGGCCGCTTCGCTCTGATACCTGTTGTTGAAGCTGTGAGGGCACGGCCGACAGTAACGGGTCGGCAAGCGACATTCACGGAAGTCCGCGAAGAACCTTCTCGTTGGCCGCGTGGCACGCCGATCAGCGAATCCGCACAACGTTGCCTTGTGCCTGCGCGGCTTCCTCGCGCGCGCGCTTCTCGGCGACGATGCTACCGAAGTAATCGAGGAACCCCATGCGCGAATCGAGGAACATGCCAAGCGCCCCGCCGCTCGCGTCGGCATCGTCATCGTGCAGCGCATCGGGGAACCCCTCAAGCGCGTTGAAATGCTCGTCGAGCCACGGCCCCCGAACGTAATCGATGTTGCCCGCTTCACACTGCGCGGAGAACGGCCCGAACCGCGTGATCTTGTCGCCGCGCTCGGCGCGCGCGGTCACCGCGAACCCGGCCAGCGCGCCGACCATGTAGCGCGCCTGTGCCTTGCCTGCCTGTCCGGGGTCTTGCGGCAAGCCGATACGCACACGCGCGCCGTCCTGCACTGCAATGTTCCGAATCGCTTCTTCGACCTTTGCAGGCGATCCGCGCAGGCGGCACACGTGCAGCACACACCATCGATTCGTGTCCCGGTACTTGCCGAGCTTGACGCCGACCGTCCAATCGGGATCGTTGTCCTGCGTCTTGTCGGTCGCGGCCAAATCCCAGTAACGCACCACGTCCATATTCGCGGGCGCAACGTCGATCACGTTCACCCAGTCGCGGCGGAAGTACAGACCTGCGCTCGGCCTGATCTTCCAGTTACCGCCGAGCAGGCGCATCCGCTCGACATACGGCAGCGCTTGCAGGTTCGCTAGGTAGCCAGGATCGTTCGCGAGCAGCGCCGGATTGTCATACACCTGCGCTGGAATGAAGGTGAGCGTTTTCGGGAGGCAATCCGACCCGAGCCGGTCAATCAGCTCGTCGCGGCTGTCGCCCCACTCGATCACGTCATCCTTGCGCGCGAACCAGCGCAGCACACCTGCGCGGTCGTCAATCGGTAGTCCAGTCTGCGGATCGATCCACCAGTCGATCAGCTCGGCCACCCATGATTCGGCGTCCGGGTTCGTCGTCGCGCGCACGTAGGGGCGCACGCCACACGTCGAACGGTTACGCGACAGCATGTAGAAAAACTGTGCGCGCGTGAAATGCGTCAGCTCGTCGAACCCGATGAACGGCACCTGCGCGCCTTGCCAGTCATACACGCTCATCTCATGTTCGAGATGGGCCAGCTTGAGCTTCGAGCCGACCGAAGGCCACATGTATTCCAGTTCGTGCTGGCGCGCTTTCGCGCCGAGCGGCATATACATCGCCTGCGACTCATCCCACAGCCCGCCGGGGTTGCGAATCTGCGTCGTGGTACGGCGAAAGAACACGCCATAGAACCCGCGCACGGTCAGCACATGGCGCAGCGGGTCGAGCAGCAAGCCGAACGACTTGCCGCCGCCGGCGGCACCACCGTAGATCGCAATGTCGGCGGGCGTCGATAGGAACAGCGATTGCGGGCCAACTTGCGGTTCAAGCCGCCTCTCAGCCGCGCCGCTTGACGATCTGCGGACCATCGCCCTTCCCGTTCGCAGCGTCGCGTCCGTTGTCGGGGAGATACACAACGAGCTGCTGACGCTCGGCCCCAGTCAGCGGCTTGCCGTCCTTGCCGCTGATCTCGATCGAATCCGGCGCAAGCCAACCTGCCTGACTGCGCAGCCAGAAGATGCACGCGGTCACCGCTTGGGGACTGTTGCCGATCGCTTTCTTGAACAGCGATTGCGCGACCATTGCGTTTGCAACTTCGCGGCCATCTCGCAAGTCTTTCGCGAAGTATTTGCGCAAGGTCTTGGCATCGATCGCCAGCCCCGTATCGGGGTTCGTGATCTGCTGCACGATCATGTCGATCTTCATCCCGCACGCGGCCATGATGCGCACGGTCATACGTTGATCGTGCGTCGGCTCGAAGGGCACAAGCTGCCCTTGCGTGATGCGCGGGTGCGTGCGCTTGCGTTCACGATCGAGCATGGGGACACCTGCAAGGATGGAGCGTGAGGGTCAGCGTTACACTGCCGCTGTGCCGATGGAATCGGCCATCGCTTGCTTCTCACGCGTAAGCGGTTTCGGGTACGGCAAGGCATGCGGCGCGAGCTTCGCGCGAATGTCATCGTCGAGCGGCATCGCGTATCGATGCTTGCCTTCGGTGCGGCGCTTCGGCAGTCCGGCCGGGTCGGCGATCTTGCGTTGCCCGCCGAAGGCCCCGCCGCTGACTTCGCGCTGATGCTTCCAGCGCCCGTCGTGGAAATACTCGACACTCGCGGCGGTCTTGCCGAGATACATCCAGTTCCCGGCCTGATAGATGCCGCCGTGGTGGCCCCGGTTCGCATCAGCGAAGCTGACGATCAGGCGCAGGCCGGGCGAGTTCGCACGCAGCAGCCGGATCGCGAGCTTGACGATCCGGGACACGGGCGCCGTATGGGTCGTCAATGCGATACGCACCAGCTCACAGCATTCGAGCTGCGACAGACCGTAGGGCGCGCCGAGCATCGGCGAGGCACCCCGACCGAACAGCACGCAGCCGACGAAGCGCTCGCGCTCCCACACACCGATGCGAACCAGCGGCGGCATCGGCATGCGCTTCGAGTAGTGCCAGTGCATCACGGCATACGTCGCGGCTTCGTGCGTGCACCAGTCGAGCCGCAGATCAGCGCGTGAACTCATGGCCGCAGTTCGGGCACACGATCGGCGCTTTCTCGTCGAGCTTGCCCTGGCTGTCGGCGCTCGCCGGGCCGAACGACGGGCCGACGAGCAGATCGGCCACTTCTTCGGGCGTGAAGCCGAGTTTCGACACGTCGAACGCCAGCGCATTCAGCTCGCCGAGTTCGAGCGCGAGCAGATCGCAATCCCACCCTGCCAGCTCGGCGAGCTTGTTGTCGGCGATCACATACGCGCGTCGCTGCGCTGGCGTCAGGTGCGACAGGCGAATCGTCGGCGCGTCGGCGTAGTCGAGCTTGCGCGCAGCGAGCAGGCGACCGTGACCGGCGATCACGTTGCCGTCGTCATCGATCAGGATCGGGTTCGTCCAGCCGAATTCGCGCAGGCTCGCGGCGATCTTCGCCACCTGGGCATCGCTATGCGTGCGGGCGTTGCGCGCATACGGGATCAGCGCGTCGAGCGGCAGATACTCGACGATGAGAGGGACAGACTCAGGCATACAGTGACCTCGCGAGTGCGAAGGCGTCTATGGCACTGCCGGGGGGGCCGCCGAGCGATTACGCGCTGTTGGTACGGCCCTTTGCACCGGCCCGCGCAACTCGGGTGCACTCAGCCGCTCGCGAGCCGCGCCACGTCTAGCCGCACCTGTTCACCTGAGATGAAGTCGCGGCGAATAGCGGCCCATAGAGACGATGGTGGGGGCGATGCATGCGAACACACACGGGCAGGCGCGCGGGGCCAGCAGAGAGACAGCAAGCGAGCTGGGGCGGCACTTCGCAGCTCGTCGCTCACCTCACCATCGACGGGCACGACAGGCGGCCCCGCGCAGACGGTCGAGTGTCAGAGATCGGGGCGTCATGCCGAAAACGATGACTTTCCCAATCTCTAATCCCACTCATTAATTGAGCTGATTCAAATCACACCCAATCAGCACAACGGTCGATCGAATTTAAATCAGCATTTATGATGACGCCAATTAATTTACCTGACTCACGATAATCAACCCGATTCAAACCCGCGCATCTCGATCACCAGACAATTTCATAATTCATTCGAGACTTTTTGGCAGTTTGACGAAATGCTAGGAGGCTTGTCACATAAAAGCAAGTCCAAGTCGACATCCCCGAGAGCCCCACCCCATCCGGTTTTCCGAGCACTCGCAGGCCTGTCGTGTTCGGTTTTCCGATCAGCGTGTAACTACAGTTACAACTTGTCGCTATATGACAGATGACACCAATGTAAAAGTATGTAAAATCGCAAGCACATTTAAGCGAAGACTTAAATCCTCTGACGTTATTCATTCAATCGGACAACACGACAAAATGTCGACCTCAGTTCAAATCGCTGACGTTTGGCGTGCGGGAGGCTGCACGGACTATCGCGAGTTCGAGAACGGACGCGATGCGATGGTCATGCCGCTGCTGTTCACCTACGCGATCATCGCGGACCTGACGCCCGCCTACTACGGCGATCGGTGGTGCTATCACTCGTATGCGGCGGCGAAGGTCGCGCTCGACGCATGGGACGGCGAAGGCGAGCCGACCGGATGGCATCGGCATCCCAACAGCGGACGCCGCAGAGAGAACGGCGACCCGGCACGGGAGACGATCAATTGGTGACGATCGATTGTTGTTGCATGCGCAACGCACCCTTCCACGCAGCACGCTTGATCGGAGACCGACATGTCGCATAGCCCCTTGCCGCTCGACGTGAAGCAATGGATGGAGTGTGCGCAATCGATTCTCGACGAGCCGCGCGTGCAGCAAATCGCGCGAGCGCATGCGAGCGCACGGCCGAAGCGGGAAAACCCGTCGTGGTGGCATACGCATCACGATCTCGATTACGTGCTGCGCACGCTCGAACGCTATGCGCGAGGCGAAATAGCCGGTTAAACGTTTGCGGAACCATTTCCGAAACCGTTCGATTAACCGCAGAGATAACCGTTACCGATAGAGTTCGCCATGAATGCTCACGTGCCAGAGCAGTTCCGCGAGTTCGCCGACGCGATGATCAACACCGCGAGGATGGAGATCGCACGCGACGGCGAAATGTCCCTGTTCGTCGTCGTCGGCAGCACGGAACACAAGTTCGTCTTTCCCATGCTCGGGGTCGAGCTGCTGCCGCCCACCTTGGCTCGGCAGGCCATCACGCTGTTCGCGAAGAAATACCACGCCGACTTCATCCTCATCGCCTGCACGATTCAGGCGAAGTCGGCTGACACGCTCGAGGAAGCGCGTGCGCTGTCGGCCAAGTACGAACGCGCATCGGATTGTCCTGGCGCGCAGCAATGCGTGTATGTCTCGCTCGAAACTTACAACGGCGTATACGTCGCGATCAAACCGATCGTCGAGCACGACGGCACCAAGACGTTCGACGATCTCGAACTGGCTCCGATCGGTACGGCCACCACTCCAATGGTGTCGCTGCTGCCGCGCCGCGATTCGGACACTTTGCAATGAGACTCGCCCCCCTTCCCCCGAAGTCGCGGCGTATTCCGCGCGGTGCGCTGGTCGCGGAGCTTGCGTGAACGGGAACACCTACCGACTGATCAACGAAGGCAGCGCGATCGAGTGCCTTGTGTGCCGCTTGGTGTCGCGCAATTCGAACGACGTTGCCTATCGCTACTGCGCTGGTTGCCATCGCTTTCACGATGACATGCGCACCGACACAACCCGAATGGAGACAACGGATGCTGAAGGCGAAAGCAGGCAACACGATCTTTCTCGGCCTCTCGAAGCGGAACGTCGATCTACTGAAGGAAGGCAAGCCGATCGCGTTCGACGCAAGCGAGATCGGGATTGATGGGCACACGATCGTGATCAGGTACGGCGAGACCGAATTGACGATTCGCGACGATCTGATCCGCGCCGCGCGGGGTGTGCAATGAATTATGCGTGTCCATTCTGCGCCAAGATCAACGATCGGCACATGGGCCTGACGTGTCACGTCGAACCTGAGGATGGTGACGTGTCGATCTGCGTCGGTTGCGGTCAGCTCGCAGTGTTCGACCTGGTGAACGCTCGCATGCGCGTGCCGACCGACGACGAGTCGCACGTGTTTGCTCGCGACGCCGACATACAGCAGTACCTCGAAGTATGGCGCACCGCCGTGCGCAAAACTCCCCACTAACGAAAAGAGAAAACATGACGACGAACCGAGACAAGAAACTGGCCGATCTGCTGCGACAGCACGCGGAGCTGACGGAACGAATCGAAGCCGAGCAGGCAGCGCAGAAGGCCGCAGCGATCGAGCAAATCCGCGCGCTGATGGCCGAACATGAAATTACGGTCCTTGAGATCGAAGGCCGGAAACGTCGGCACTACACCCGACAGCGCACGCGGCCACAAGCCGCGTGATGTGATCCACCCCCGCAATACGAAGAACGATGGATGTATGCCCCCAACAGGTGCGCGCGGCCCGCGCGCTCCTCGACTGGTCGCAGCGCGACTTAGCGCAAGCGGCCCAAATCGCAGTCTCGACGATCGCCGATTTTGAACGCGACGTGCGCAAGATGATGCCCGCAAACATGCGGATGATCGTGCACGCGTTTAACGACGCAGGCGTCGAGTTCATTCCGCGCGGCGTCGTGATGCGGGACCGTTCGGCGAAAGAGCCGTGATATGCGTGCCGTGAGATTGCTCCGGGTGATCGCGCCGCACTTCATTGCAGGCGCGGTATGGGCGCGCGATTCTTCCGGAGCATGGCGCTGTATCAGCGCCGCTCCGATTTTGTCCTGGATGGCACATATGAGCGCTGCCGAAGTACACGACGCGTTACTCCGCAGGGGCTATCAGTGGCAATGGATCACGCAATCGACACCCCGTGACACCGACGCGTGAAATACGGCGTGAGCGTGTCAAGCGCCCGCGCCTCAACCGCGGTCAACTCGTCGGCGAGCTTGTTCGAGACACGGTGCCAGTGCGTATGCGAATAGCCGAACTCGTCGGCGATACGGCGCAGCGTAATCGGCGTCTCGCGCTTGCTGACAAAGGCATGCGCGACGAGCAGTAGCAACACATCAAGCGGCACGTGGGGGAACCACGTGACCTGTGCGTGCCGCGCCAGCATCTTGAACGCTTCTGAACGGGCACGCGTGAAGTACGCAACACGCCCACCCTGACGCTGCGCGTATGCCGTCAACTCGTAACGGCTTGAGATCACCAGCCGCTCAAGCGATCCGCACTCACGCGCGACAGCAGCGCGAATGCCTGCACATTCTGCGAACACCTCTTGACGCGACAGACCGCGAAAATCGACCGTCTTGGCCGGGCGCGGATTCCATACGTCCTTGTCCGCCATGAAGCGATCGACAACGATCGCGAGCGACGATTCGGGCAGCGCGGCGAACGCTTGCATGAGGTACGCGAAATGCAGCGCGCGCGGGACCGACAGGAAAAGTGAGTCATTCATTCGGGGCCTCGATGGAAGTGATACGCACCCACAGGTGCGGGTTGTCGCTGTAGCGCTTCGCCTTGTAGACCTCGACGATCTGCGCGTCGTCGAGGTAGATCACGCCGTTGCAGCCGTCCGTCACCGACTTTTCGAGATTGTCGAGGTCAGGTTTCTTCGTCGGGTGCAGCGTGCCCTCGCGCGCGGCCTGCCGTTTCCACTTCGGCCACGATCGCGCGATCGGCAGATACGCGACGAGATCGATGTGCACTGCGCCGTCGTAGGGCTTCACCATGCCGAGCGCTGCACGGGCCATCAGGCGCACGTCATGCTCGTAATGCCGTGTGCGTTTCGGCGTGTACGTGGTGCCGTTGCCGGTGCGATGGCGGCCCTTCGGGATAGGTGCACCAGGAATCACGAACGCAACTTCGAACGTCATGGCGATCTCCGCTGCGCCGCGATAGCGCGATAGATCACCTCATAGCGAGCGCGCAATCCGTCGTCGCGCACCGAGTCGATCAGGTGCCGTCCGGCGGAACTGAGCACGGCGTCGCCTGCTACGCGCAGCACTTCGGATGTAAGCGGCTCCCCGCTTCGCGACGTGCCACGATCGAGCAGCACGAACGCCCACACGACGCCTGCGCACGACTTGCCGAGCGGGCGCGTCAGCTCGCGCAACTGGGCGAGGTTTTGCGATGCGATCCCAGCGTCGGCCTTCGGCGTGTACGCGAGCCGCGTCGTATCGGCGTCTACCTGATGTCGCCGGAGTTGCACGCACAGCGCGCGAATCTCGGCCGGCAGCGGCGCGTAGGTGCTCGCCCCGATGTGCTGCTCGAACGCGTCGGCAATCACCTCCGGCGGGAACGGCGCGAGCGCGCGCCACCAGTGTTCGAGGACTCGCTTGTCGGGCAGACCCTTGCTGTAGACCTCAAACACGGCATGGAGCGCCGCGCCGAAGTCGAGCCGTTCGGCTTCGCGCATTTCACGACTCCATGTCGATGGTCAGCGGGTCGTCGGGCCTACGCCCGCCGCTGACGAACTCGCGCAAGTTGCGCGCGCTCTCGGCGTTACGGCGTTCCTGTGCCGTCATGCGGACCTGCCCGTTGCCATTCCCGATAGCGAGCGGCGGATGCGCGTCGATCTGGCGGAAGCTGTCGATCTTTTCCGCGTTGCGGAGAATCAACTCCAGCCCGTTGTAGGCCCGCTGCTGTTCGTTGACCCCCATGTGGAACGGCGAGCGCGAGCAGCCGCGAATCGCCGACTTCAGCTCGTCCAAGGTATAGCCGACCGACAGCGCGCGCACGATCAGGCTGCGCCGCTTGTCGTCGAGCTTCGAGCGCGGCGACGACATGACCTGCTGCCAGTACGCGAACACGTCAGCCACATCGGCGGCACTCGCGCTGCGCTTGTGCGAACTCGACGTATGTTTTTCTAAACCGTTAGGTTTAGATGAATCAGTGAATCTGTGAATCAGTGAATCAGGCGGATTTGCCGCGTGACACAACGGGTTGCTAACGGTTAATTCCGTGTGAGCCTCGCCGGACAAGGCTTCCGGGCCAGCATGACCGCCCTGTTCAGCATCCGAATGTGGCGTTTTGTGGTGAGCCTTTACGGGAGTCGTTTCAGGCGGCTCCGCGTGTCCGGTCGTGACCTGGCCGTTAGACCACCGTGAATTAACGGTGAAGTCACCGAGATCGTCGAGCGGCGGCGCGTAGTCCTTCGGGCATGGCGGCAGCCGCGACGGGCGTTCGGTATGGTGCGGGCGCTGATGCAGGCCCCACTTCGTCACATCAATGTACCGCTTGCCTGCGACCACGTATCGGCGAATGAAGCCGCGCACGTGCAGCGCATGCAATAGCATCTCGACCTCGCACTCGTCGTAGGGCAGCACGTCGGCCCTGATGCGCTTCGGGCGATCTTCGAGCCTGCCTTCGCGATCAGCAAGCGTCCACAGACCAGCAAACAGCAGCCGCGCGAGCGGCGGCAGTTCGCACAGATCCTCGTTGTCAAAGAAACCGGGTTTGATGTTGCGAGCGTGCGCCATTTCGCGGCCTCGTCTGCGTAGCGTGTCAAACCGGCTGGTCGGCCGGGGCGCCGACAAGCTGCTCATGCTCCTGTTTGAGGCGCTTCACGCGCGAGCGCAATCGATGAATCGACGCCAATCGCGATCGGATGACGTGTTCGTGATTCATCAAATCAGTGTATTCCGATGTATTTCCATGCAACAAATCCGGCCAATCCAATTCCGGCTTGAGCGCAATGAAAAAACGAATCCAATGCGAGCTGATGTAATTCTGTTTAATCCAGTGTGAAATCAGAGACTCAGTAACGCCCGTCAAGCCACAAATGGCGCGCCTGCCGCCCACTTGCTTGATGATCTGCTCGACCTTCATTGCCGCACCTCACTTTAAAAAATATTTCCCACATTTTTAACTCATGACCTATGATGACTCCACGCAGTTGAATATGTGTCGCGTTTCAACGTGAGTCAAGGAAATGAGAGTTTCAGCAGTAAATCGGTTGATTAACTCGTATGTCATTTTTTCTAACTGACATGAATAAAATCTTCCGCCATCGGTCCTTCCTTCGCGGCTTGACCGCCGCACAACGTCGCCGCTGGTTCGAGCAACACAAGCGCCTCAAGCCGCGTGTCCCGATCGGTACGGCAGTCCTGCCTGTTTCGGTGCGCCGGTCGTTCGTCTATATCAAGCTGGCCTAAACCAGCATTCGCACAGTTCCCGCGATCACCCTCTAAGCGAGGTCATAATGAATGTCGTTAGTAGGACGAAGGTACGAGCGTCGTCATGGGGCGCACTGTTCGATTGCGCCTACAAGTGGGAGTGGGAAATCCTGCTCGGCAACCGTAAACCGGTCGGTCTGCGCGCCGCGCTCGGCACGGCGATCCACGCGAGCACCGCCGTCTATGATCGCGGCCAGCTCGACGGCAGTGGCATCAAACCGGGCGATGCCGCCGACGTGCTAATCGCGAAACTGCAACATCCGGAATACGACGTGGACATGACGCAGGACGAGCTGACCCTGCGCGAGGCCGAGACAATCGGTCTTCAACTCCACACGAAGTACTGCACGGCGATCGCACCTCAAATGGTCTATGAGTCCGTCGAAGCCGAGTTCACGCCGCTCGACATTGACTGCGGTGGCGGAGTCATCGTGCAACTTACCGGCACGATGGACCGTGCACGCGTTGCCAAGCGTGACGCGCTGCGGCGCATCGTCGATCTGAAAAGCGGTGCGCGCGCGATCGTCAACAACGCCGTGGTCACGAAAGGCCACGCCGCACAGTGCGGCACGTATCAGATTCTCGACGATCACACGACGGGCAAGCGGACGGACGGCGCGCAGATCGTCGGCCTGATGACTTCCGGTCATCCGCGCGTCGGTATCTCGGAGCAATTCGACGCTCGCCGCGTGATGATCGGCACCGACGAAACGAAAGGCTTGATCGAGTTCGCCGCCGAGATGTTTCGCACCGGCCTGTTTCCCCCGAATCCCCGCTCGCTGCTGTGCTCACCGAAATACTGCGCGCGCTGGGAACACTGCATTTTCCACGAATGACCCCGACCGACCCACTGAAGATCGATCCGCGCGATTGGGCCGGGGGCAAGGTCGGACTGGCTAGAAAACCTCGCAAGGCAACCACGCGGAAAGTACAGCCCGCGCGCAAGTTCACGCAGGACGAAGTGAACGACGCTATCGAGCGGTTTTTGCGCCGCAAGGCGTAGGAGAAACCCTGATGCCGAACATTCAAGAGATGAAGCATAGCGACGCGCCGCAGCGGCAGGTACGCGTTGCCGAGTCGCTTACGGAAGTCGAGCAGTTTTTCAAGCGCAATGCCGATCAGCTCCGCATGGCGTTGCCGAAGCACCTGAACAGCGACCGCATTACGCGGCTTGCACTGACTGCCCTGAGCCAGAACGCCGACCTGCGGAAGTGCACGTTGCGCAGCGTGTTCGGCGAAGTGCTCAAGGCATCGCAGCTCGGACTGGAAATCGGCGTGCTCGGACAGGGCTACCTCGTCCCCTACTGGAACGACAAGAAGGGCGTGCACGAAGCGCAGTTCGTGGCTGGGTGGCGCGGCCTTGTCGATCTCGTCGCGCGTGCGGGCCGCGCGTCGGCATGGACGGGCGCAGTGTTCGAAGGCGACGAGTTCGACTATGCGCTCGGTGACACGCCCTTTGTGAAGCATCGGCCCTGCGGCGAGGATGACCCCGCGAAGCTCACGCACGTCTATGCAATCGGGCGCGTGAACGGCTCGGAGTGGCCGATCGTCGAGGTGTGGCCGATCATGCGCGTGAAGAAACACCGCGACCGCTTCAACAAGGTCGGCAAGCGCCATTACAGCTTCAACAATTGGGAGATGTACGCGCGCAAGGTGCCGCTGTTGCAGGTGTTGAAGTACCTGCCTATGTCGGTCGAGCTGGCGCAGGCGCTGCACGCTGAAGCGGCGCTCGGCGACGGCTTCACGATCGACGGCACGTTTACGGCGATCGACCCCGATCAGCCGTTCGAGCGAGAAGTCTCGCACGACGACGCACCGCCGCCGAATGGTCAACTCACGCATGATCCGAGCGGGCCGACGTATGCCGAAATCGAAGAAGCGATGATGGCCGCGCGAAGCGTCGAGGAATTGAACGTCGTGGCCGACTTCACGCGCAGCCTGCCGGAAGATGAGGCCGCAGAACTCGGCAAGTTGTATCACTCGCGCGTCGCCGAGTTCCAGCCGCAAGCGGACCCGCCGCCGCGTCGCCGCGCGATCGAGTAACCAACCCATGATCTGAGCGCAAACGGCGCGCCGCGCGCGCCGCTGGCCTCGCTTTGCCCGGAGGAAAGCATGAGCACGCCTGAGAACGAGAAAGGCCCTGACCTGTTGGTGCGCACCAGCGAGACGATCGCAGGTGATCTGATTGCCGCGCTGTTGCAAGAATTCCGACTGCTGCCCGACATTTGGGTCAAGGTCGGCTCCGACGAACAAGATGAGATCGTCGAGCGGGTACGCAAGCGCGTAACCGACAACGTGCGCAATGCCGTGCACCTGATCGCGTCGGGCGACCGCATGACCGTCGCCGCCGAGCTGAAGAAAGTCACGTTCGCGGACAAGGTTGAAGCGGTGTTTTCGCTCGCGAAGCGCGACCCGGCCGCAATGGATCTGTGTCATGCGCAGGGGCTGGCCTGCCTGATCGTCGTCGCGGATGCGCAACAGTTCATGGGCGGCGCTGACGCGCCGCAAAAAGACCTGCGGCAAAAAGACATGTTCGACGGCAACGACGCAGCCGATTCGTTGATCGAGCAAGTGCGCCGCCGTTCGCAGCAGCCGCCGACGCTGCCGCCGCAAGCTGCCGGGGAGGATGAACAATGAAGATCACCCGTCTTGCTGTCCGCAACTTCTGCGGTGCGTATCGAATCGACGTTGAGCCGCGCGAGCCGCTTGTGCTGATTTGCGGCCCGAACGGCTCGGGCAAGTCGTCGATGGCCGAAGCGCTGTGTGTCTCGCTGGTCGGGCTCGGCACGCGTGTAAGCAAATCGTCGGACTGGCCGCTGCTCGTCTCCGAAGGCAGCAAGGAGGCCGTCATCGCGCTACATGTGGAACATGAGGAAGGACGCACAATCAAGCGGACGCAGTTTCCCGGCGGCGAAGTGAACCGCGATGGCCCACTGCTGCCGCAACCTGAATTTTTGCTGTTCGTCACCGATTCGGCGCGATTTGCTCGATTGGAGAAAGACGACCGCCGCCGCGTGCTGTTCGATCTGCTCGGTGCGAGCAAGGCCACGACGCCGGATGCGGTGGAACGCATCTTGATCGAGCGCGGCGTCAGTGAAGCCCACGCGAGCGAAGCCGCGAGCATCATGCGGGGCGGATTCGACACGCTGCACGACTATGCGACCGAACAGGCGAAAGCGGCGCGCGCGAGCTGGCGCGCCATCACGGGCGAGGTGTACGGCGCGCGGAAAGCCGAGACCTGGGCCGCGCCTGCCGTCTCATTCTCGGCCGAATATCTCGATCACGTCGTCACGCGCCTGAAGGAGATCGGCCCCGAACTCGACGAGGCACAGCGCGCACTCGGCGCGGTTGAGGAACGCCAGCGCATCGCCGCCCGCGCGGCTCAGTCCGTTGCCTGCCCGCACTGCGCCGGGCTGCTGATGATCCACGGCGACCGGCTCGAACCGTACAGCGCAGCCGAACAGACCGATCGTGACGCGATGGCGCAGCTTATGGAAGAAGCCGGGCAGGCGCGGCGGCGCGTGGACGAGTTGCGCAGCGTGTCGGACGCCCTGACCGAGCAACGCCGCGAGCAAGAGATCGGACAGGCTCAATCGCTCGAAGCCGAGAAGCGCACCGAAGCGGCCGCTGCCTATCACGCCGACGTGATTCAGTGGTCCAGGGTAGCCGATCTGAGCGCACCGGACGGCATCCCGTCCGAACTGTTGCACAACGTGCTTGGGCTGTTCAATGGCACGCTGCGCCAATTCGCGCATGCGAGCGGGTTTCAGCAGATCGCGGTAACGCCCGCGCTTGAGATCACCGCGGACGGTCGGCCTTACCTGCTGCTGTCGGAATCGGAGCGCTGGCGCGCCGATATGACGCTCGCGGTTGCATTCGCGCACTACTCGGGCCTGCGGTTCGTGTCGCTCGACCGATTCGACGTGCTCGACGCGCACGGGCGCGACCTGGCCGTGCGCTGGCTCGAACACCTGTTCCAGCACGAAGCGCTCGAACAGGCGTTTCTGTTCGCGACGCTGCGTCAGCCGCCGCAGGCGGAGCCGGGTTTCATGGAAGTGAAGTGGATCAGCCACGGCGAGGTCGAACAACCGAGACAGGGGGCACGATGAGCACGCCAGCGAGCGGCACCGTTGCGAGCCGCATCCTCACTTATATGCGCGCAATGCGCGAGAAACACCCGGACGGACTGCGAAGCCCCGCTATCGCCGACGCGCTCGAACTCGACAAGGATGTGGTGGCGTCTACGCTCGGCGATCTGCATCGGCGGCGATGCGTGAGCCGCGAGCGCGATTCGGCTTATGGGCGGGGACTGTCGTATCTGTATCGATACCTGACCGACACGCCGACGCTGCCGCCGCTCGATGCGAACCGCAGGGCGAGCAAGCAATCAACCGGCCATGTGTCAGTAGGCGACATGCTGATTCTTATTCCGATCGGCAAAAGCGAAACCATGCAAGTGACGATCGAGGACGCGCGTGCGATTTATCGACACCTGCACATTCTTTTCGGGCGATCTAAATGAGCGATCTAAATGAATCCGCTGACCAGATAATGTCCGTCCTGCATCCGGGTTTTTCACTGACCGCACGCGAAATCCGCGCACGCGCACCGAACGCGCGGCGTGTCTCGTACACGCTCGGCGTGCTGCAAAAGCGCGGGGCGGTGAGGCGCGTCGGCGTTGTGCACACGATGGAGAACGGGACCGAAGTGACATTCACTTCAGTTAAAAAAACCTGAGTCAGATTAATAATCTCGTATATCGATTCATTTACGTCTTGTTACGATTTATTTATCGTTACCAACACCTACTGGTTTAACCCAATCCCCATACATTTTCGAAACTCTTTGGATAGAATCACTAAACGGAAATAATTGCGGGACCACCGTTGGATCAATACATCAGGAGCGAACATGCGGCATCCCTACCAAATGGCAATGACGCGCACTCAGCAGCGCACCAACGGCAACACGAACGGCACGACGAGTCCACATGCGCGCACGATCGAACGCGATGCCGCACCGCGCGTGCATTGGGCCGAGCATGAATGGCGCGCCGTTGTCGCGGCGGCGTTGCGCGAGCAGGAGCGCGACCCGAACCTCAGCGACTACCAAGCGGCCGATCGTGGTCAGGAGATCGCCCTTGCGCCCGCGCGCCGCCGCCGCTTCTACAGCGAGGCAGGAAACCCACAATCGGCATTGCGCGAGGGGCTGGCCCCCTACTTCGCGCAAATGCGCTCAGAACTCACCAGCAACGCACAGGAGGCGACGATGACCGCGACCGCGACTGCTGACACGTCTAGCTCGACCCAAAGCGCTACCGAGACCGCCGCACAGGCGCAACTCGAACTGACCGGCGACGCGGCCCCGTCGAGTAGCGAGCCGCCGTCATCGACTGATACGCTCGCGGCACGCGTCGAGCCGCCCCCGACCGATCGCAAAACGCTGGTGCGATGGAACGATGAGGAAAAGATCAAGATTGCCCGCAAGGCGCTTGAACTGATGCGCGGCTTCGACGGCATGAAACCCCTCGAAGCCGTGCGCAAGGCGGTGGCTTACGAATTGCCCGAAGATCGGCAACGCACGATCGCGACATGGACGGACGTGAGATGGATCGACGAGGCTTTCAAGTCGATTCAGGACAGTGAGGAACAGGCAGCGCTGGCGCGCGAACAGGCCGAGCGGGAGCAGCGTGAGCGGGACGAGGCGGAACAGGCAGCGGCGGAGCAACAAGCGCGGGAAGAGGCGGAGCGCGCCACCGTGCTGTCGCGCGACCAAGAGATCGAGCGAGCCATCAACGAGCGCATGCAGAGCCTGTCCTTCGAGACGATGGCGCGCATGTTCGCCGGTCGGATCGCCAAGTCGATCATGAATGAGATTGGCGCGGCGCTGTATGCCGACATTGAAACGCAGATCGAAGGTCTGTTCGAGGCAGCGAAGGCGCGGCTCGAACCGGCCGCGCCGCCTACCGACCAATCGATCACCATCAAACGCCCGACGTACAAGCCGCGCGTGTTGATATGCGGCCTGCTCAATCAGCAAATCAGCGAGATCAGGCAAACGTTTGGCGATCAGATCGACCTGTCGTTTGCCAAGCATCGCGAGGAAGGCGGATCGAAGTTTGGCGAGCAGTGCCATCACAAGGACGTGATTCTTGTCATGGCGGATTGGGGCGGCGCACGATTCAAGCGCGACGCGAAAGCCGCAGGAGTGCCGTTCGTGCCGATCAACGGCACAGTATCGGCGTTGAAAAAGTGGCTCGTTGGCTACCTATCGGAAGAAGCAATCGGAGCGCACTAACGTGTTTTCGATGTGGGTGATCTACGAACGGCCAAGCGACTACCCAACCGGGTTCCTCGCGCGGCGCTGGCTCGCCAGTAGCGGCGGGCTGCTCGCTTCGAAGGGCGAGGTCTTGACAGGGGCCACGCTTGATGAAGTGCGCGCGCAGCTCGCGCCGTTCGGCCTGCATCGGATCGAACGTGACCCGCGCGATGAGCCGCAGATTGTGGAGACTTGGCTATAGCCGGATAACCCCAAAGGAACATGACGGCACATGCCGGGCCTTTTATCTTGATGCGCTATTTGGAGTACGAACGATGAAGCGTAGAGAAATGATCGAAGTTCCGAGCGTGTTGTCGTGGACCGCTGTGATCGAGCTGCTGCGCGAAAACGGCGACGAAGGCATGACGAACAAGGAAATCGCGGACGCGCTTGAGTCGGACTATCAGCGCGTTCGCAGTCTCACGTTCGTGATGTGGGAAAACGGCGCGCTGTCGCGCGTGCACGTCGGCGAGACGGGAGGCACGACGTTTTATTTTCTGCCGCTCGCCGGGGAGGTCAGCAATGAACAGCGAACCGCAGCGGTTTAACTGCCCGCGTCGATTGATCACGCTGCGCAACCCGGTCGACGAGTGGGAGGCGAATCGATGGGACGGCGGTGAACACGTTGTATGGCCGGACTCGTCGCCGAAGCCGCGCACGTGCACCTATTGCGGCGGCGTGCATCCTGACGATGTGATTCCGCTGCTGATCGCTGGTTGGCAGCTCGACAGGACGACGAAAGCCTACAAGTTCTATCTGAATGCTCCACAGCATCGATCGGCCGTGCCGCCCGTGAAAATCTACCTCATGCACTGGACGCAGGAGCAAGTGAACCGTGCCGACGAAGTGCTCCGCGCACGCGCCGCATTCGACGAAGGCAGTTGGCAGCGAAACGACTAGGAGGTCTTATGGGATTGCTTCAGGACGAGTATCGCAGCTATGAACGGCAGTGCGTCGCGCCCGAACTGCCCGAGTCCATTCGCGATGACGTGCGGCTGACGTTCTTTGCAGGCGCGGCGGTCGTGTTGGCGTTTATCGCGCAGGGCCTGCGCGAACGGCCGCACGGGCTGGCCGGTCTGTTGAAGTGCCTCGCGCTCGATATTGCGGACGAAGGCGAGCGCGGCGGGTTTGACTGGTCGTTCATGGCGGAGACGATGCCCGAGAAGGTCGATGACGCGAACGCGGACCCCATGCTGTTGTCGCTGTTCGAGCGATTGACCCCGGAGCAACAGGGCGAGCTACGCGCGTTGATCCGTCAATTCATCTCCAGATGCCTCAGCATGTCGGCATCGGTGAACTAGGCGAAACGCACATGAGGTAACGTCACGATGGACACGAACGAGCAAGAGACGAAAGCGCCTGACAATGATGAAGTGTGGACGCCTGCGCAGCTCGGCCGGTTTCTTGGCTACAAGGCCGAGACGATCCGCAGTTATTCGACGCAGCACCCTGACCGACTGCCGCCGCGCATCGCAGGCTTGAAACGCCCGCGCTGGCTGCGCTCGGTCGCGATGGAATGGGCGCGCGACGGCAGCAAGCGCGCGCACATCGATGCTGTGCCCCCTCCCCCGCCGCCGCGCGAGCCGCGCAAGCCTCAGATCGGCAGACCGCGCAAAACGCCCGCGCACTGACCAATGAGAAGCGGCCCAAGGGGCCGCTTCTCACCGTTCAAGTGTAAAAGTCGAGATCGGACAACGTCAGATCGAATCATAGCTGCACAGAAGCCGTAATGGACCCAGCGCATCCATTGAAGCTCTATTCAGGGTCCGCCTCAGGATCCAGACTCAGCGGCCGCTCGCGGTGGGGAAAAGTCCGCTTGACAGCGTCTATTGCGCCGTCGCCGGTCATAACGCGTTCGGTGACATATTTTGCATTTCGCTTCGTTTTGCCCAAACGTAAACGTCCGGCCAGACTCCCAAGCAACGCTTCATCACCACCAATGACGTACCGCTCTGCCGACAACGCAAGTAACTCATTGACTCGATCAACCTGCTCAGACTGTGCGGAGCCGGTTCCAATACGACCTTGACTTCCGCTAAAAACAACCAAACATCGTGGGGTCAACGGAAAGAGAACAATCGCATCGTCCGAACCGAATCCGATGGTGTCGCTGCCAGATGCACTCTCAAGGACAACCGGCGAATCGCAGGTAATGTAACGCGACTGAGGGTCCGTCGGTACAACAATCTTCAGGTCCTTCCGCAGTAAGGAGTCGACGACAGGCTTCCAGAGACGCAGACATTGCATAAGAGCCGCCTGGTGATCGACCTCAATACGGTAGTTGCCTTCACGCACAAACCGCACAAGGTCCTCTGCCTCCTTTTTCAATTCCTCTCGACTACGATTTTCGCCTTTGTCGCGGTACATCGCAGCGAGCGCACTCATCGCACGTTCAACAGACGCAGTTATTGCGTGTCCCAAGGTATCAGCAAAACCCGCGTGAACTCGTTTCGCGTCCTCCAATGCACTAGGTGTCCGCAACTCTGCAAATGCGATAAAACTGCGCAAATAGTCGATATCATCGCCCGTGTATCCCTTTCCCTGCTCTAGGCGAGGGATCGCGTCCGATAGACCTGATTCGATCTGGGAGAGCATCTCCTCGATCTCGTAGCGAGGCCGACCTTGAGCATCTTTGAACGTGTAGATGTGCCCTTCGACCGCAGTGTTCCCAATGGTCTGTCGTCGGAGCTCTCCCGTATGCCTGTCGAATACGGCCACGCCACCGTCGCTCGCAAATCCTTTCAGGTACATCCGAGGTAGATAGTGCTGTCGCTTCGGCCCTTCCAGTTTCGGCGCAGGAATTTCCATAAACTCCCTTTCATCGATAACTACATGATCGCGTAGCGCAATTCGGATATATGCCCGACACTCAATTCCAAGCCCACCAAGGGTAATCGCTTCTGGGCGAGTTGACCATACGATCTGACATCATCATGTCAGGTCGGGTCTCGGCTAGTACAGTTCAAGACAGGACACTTACTGGTCGAGCGCGTCGAGTGCATCCGCCATCTCGGTGCCGCTCATGTGGAAATAGACTTTGAGCATCCCGAGCGATTTATGACCGGTAAAGCCCGACAGCTTGAGCAGCGCCACATCATTGTCCCCGACGACCTTTTTCAGCTTCTTCGCAACGCGCGTAGTTGCCTCACGTCGCGAATCGTGTGCGTGAATGTCACCCACGCCTGCGGCCTTGCGCGCCTGCCGAAAAAGCTTGGTGTAATAGTCGATCGAGATACCGAACATGCGTTCGCTGGGCTCACCACTAGGAATCAATTTGAGCAGTTCAAGTGCACGTTTCGACAGCGGCACCTCACGCTCGTCGCCGTTCTTGGTCTTGCGAAGGTGAATGTAGCGCTCGGTCGCATGTACGTCCTTCCACAGAACGTTACCAAATTCGCCGCGCCGCATAGCCGTCTCGATCGCGAAAAGAAAAGCCCACATTGTCCATTGCTTGCCTGTCTGCGGGGTCGACTTCATGTCGTAATTGTCGAGCTGCACAGCCAGCCGGCTAATGTCGTCCTCAGTCACACGGCGCGTGCGAGGCGGATTCCGTTTCGGCCACTCAATAAGCGAGCAAGGGTTCTGCTTGAGCGGTACGCCCCACTCTTTGATCGCTTTCGTGATCACGGTGGAAAGAAACGCAAGTTCGCGAATTACGGTCGAGCCGGTCACAGGGCGGACCTTGCGCGCAGGGTCGCCGTTCAGTCGAGCATCGCGCCACGCGCGCAAATCGGCAGGCGTGAAATTCGCGATGCGCTTTTGGAAGATGTCAATACCCATCAGCTTCGTGCCGGTGATGCGCTCGTACTGATACGCGCCCTTGTGTGGCGAAACCTCCTTAATGTACTTGTCGATGAGTGCCGCCACCTTTGGGTTTTCGCCGAACTCATCATGACGGATGATCTCGCCGCGCTTAATGCGTGCCTCGATCTGCTCGGCCCATTGCTCGGCCTCAATGCGCGTGTCGAACGTCGCACTTGCCTCCTGACCACGCATCCGGACCTGCGCCCGAGTACTGCCGTTACGTTGTGCGTAGGTAGCCAT